GGCGGAAGATGGATTCCATCTCTCTTTGACCCAATCATGTCTTCCGTCAATCATGTTTCTGATCGATCCGGACCTATCAATCTGCTTAAAGGCTTCCGGATCTTTGGTATAGATCATCGAGATTAGCTTTTGCGCTTCATCTCCATAGTTCTGCGCCCATCCCAGTGTGATGGTGTGTTCCTTCTGACTGTTGGTGTAGGGGGCAGCATAGGCAGAGTATCGTCTCCGCCCGTAGATCTGTCCGCCTGATTCCACCGCCCCTATAGCATTCACCAGAACGTCCATGTTGTGCTTAGTCATGATCAGCCCTCTTTAGGTGTGGCATATGTCAGTGCCTGCTCACTGTCAGACAACCCGGCAGTTGTCGGGTCTGCTACTACTCCAACAATGGCAAGCACCACAAATACAGCATTGACAGCCTCGATCAGTTTGTTGCTGATTTCCCCAAGATCAATACTGATGCCGAACACACTTCCAATTGCCTGAATTAACAAAATCACTGCTGGGATAATTGCCAGCCAGAAGTTTTTATTTTTGATACGTACTTTCCAGTTGATATTCATAATCTCTCCTCCCAATAAAAAATGAGACCACAGGCGATTTACCCATAGTCCCATCGGACACGCTTACAACTCTTTTGTAAGCACCTATTTTTATTTGTCATTTTATCGTGCTTTCGTTTCCTTTAGGGGTAGACTATTCACTTCGTCCATAATCTTCTTTGCAGTACCATTCCCCCCCAGTTTCGTATATGGCTTGTACAGGTATTCGTGGATATTCTCGTACTCGTCTTTTGTGATAAATCCTCTTTCAAGATAAGTGCTTCCAAGCTCGATGATACGATCGTGCCCCAAGCCTTTAAGCATCTGTCCCTCTGAACTCTCTTTTGCATCTCTGCGCTGCACCATATAAGTCACAAAAGCCCAAAAGCCTGTAGAAGCGAACACTGCTGCAATAATACTTACAATCATCGTTTCCGGTGAAATCATTGATAAATTCCTCTTTCTTGTAGTATTCAGGGAGAGAGTATCTTCTCTCCCCTTAAATTAGTCTTCGTTAATCAGGTCATTTAGTTCAAGCTGTTCCAGAAGTTCCTTTACCTTTGGCTTGATAACTGCCGGAACACTCGCATACGTTCTGATGCCCTTTACGATAAGTGCTACATAAATAACTGCCATTTCTTTTACCTCTCTTTCTTTGATAAGAATGAAATAATGATGAAACAGATGTAGTAGTCTCATGACTACACCTCCGCTAAAGCAACTCTTACTTCTTCCCTGATCTTCTCAGGAACCTGCTCAAGTGTCCGTAATCCCTTACGGATAAGAGCTACATAAATCTGAACCATTAGTTACCACCTCCTCCCAGTACGGTTTCATACACTTCGGCTAATGCCGTCTGTACGCCTGTCAATTCCTGCTCGAGAGTTTCCCTTAGGAGTGTCGTATGGTCTTTTTCAAGAAGGATGAACCAGTACTCACCGTTGAATTCGATGAGCTGATTCAGAAACATATTCTCGTGCGCCTCTGTAGTTTCACCGTCAGTGATCGTGACGGTCTTGAGGGCATCGTCGGTGAATATGGCTTCGTCGATCTGTGTCTGACTTACCCAGTTATTACCGTTGAGCGTCAGATTTTCAATCTTTGTTCCATCAGCAAGTGTGATTGTGTACATTCCTGTTTACCTCCTTCAACTGCTTATATAACGTGTTCATATTGTCTCTTTGTTGCTTACTCATGATCTTGTAGTGAGCATCGAACCAAGAATGATAAAGGTTGTCAAAATCCTTTTCTGACAGGATAGATGCAACTTTCTTAAGCTTCCGTCTCATCGTTGTTAGACGTTTCGGATTGATCTTTTGTATTACTCGTCCGGTATCGGTGAGAGAGTATTGTATCTGTAGAAATCGCCAGTAACTCGACAACTTTATGATTCTTGTTTTCTTCCGGTTGATCGTGATGCCTTACGTTTGCTTTTTAATACTGACATAGAAAGCTCCTTTCAACGCGACCCACAAGGGGTCGCTGATTTAAGATATTGAGAAAGCGGGGCGAACGCCGCAAGAGTCAGAAGCGTTGCCACATTCCGTAAGCCCAGCGCCATTGGCACGTGTGAAGGAGGCCGTCGATACTACGTCCCTCAGCCAATACCGTGATCCTTTTGCTTCGATAATCAAATCTGGTCTGAGTGCAAAGAGCGGGTACTGAGATTTATCGACTGTATAGTTATTAGGAACTGTAGAGCCATCAGATACAGATGAGAAACTCTTACCGCCGTATACATTCTGTTCTGTCATAAGTTCTACACTGCTGTCGTACCACGTTCCGCCAGACGGTCTACCGTTTGCCTGAGCGTTCTGTAAATGATTTCTATGGTCTAACACATGAGAAGATCCAAAAGCCGCATTGATACTTGTTTTAGCCTGATTCAGATTAGCAGTATACATAGCAGAACCCACATATGCACCGTTCGTTGTACCTGTAGTATTCATTTGTGCATTATATAAATTTGCATCGGGTATAATTACAGCGTGATGCTTTGTGCATTCGATATCTCCGCTCCTTAAATAGTAATCGAACGCCGCAATACGCCAAGTCACATCGTTGATAACCCAATAATCACCAATATACAAATCCTTAAACGTTCCATTTGAGATAGCCGCCCACTGTGCAGAAGTTACACTTGCTCCCAAATTCTTGCCACGATAGATGCTGTTATGCGAACCGGCTCCAGGGTAATTGGCGATGATCTCCTGCATTCCTGAAATCTTCGTTTCATCCTCATTCTTTGCAGCAACAAGCTCATTGATCGCCGCAACCACACTTTCCTTATCTAATGTGGCTAAATCTGTGATTTTTCCCTGCAGGAAGAAATCTTGTAGCGCTGTCATCGTTACAGCTTTTACGCCAGTAGATGTACGGATCAGTACAATTGCATCATCCTCTGTGATTTTTGTGAGCTTCGGTTCATCACTGAACCTGCGTCCATTACTTACGTCAATTGTCATTATCTCTCTCCTATAAATTAAAATGAATTAAAGATATGAGTATTTCCAATCCCCCATGAGTACCATTCCGTCATCATCTACGATTGGACAATCGCTATCATCAAGAATCGGACAAAAGAAATCATCAAACCGATTCATGTATTCCAGTAAATTGATCCGTTCGTCATGATCTGCAGCAGTTGCCGAAAGAGCAGCAGCCGCCTCCGTACCAAGTAAATCTTTGATCTGTGCTAACCAATCATTGAATGCCTGCCACTGTGTACTCTGCCATCTGTCCTGCTCTGATGTCTGTGCTGAACGCCACGTGTTAAGTGAATCCTTCCACGCTTCTTCATAATCAGCGATGCTCTTTGTATATCCTTCATAATCTGAAAGAATCGTTTTTTGATACGTATCAAAAAAACTATTGAACTGCTTTGTCAGCGTACTTGCATCAATCTGAGTAATCACACCTGCGCAGATACCACATAGAGAAGATTTGAACCGGTCATCCGTAATCATTGCCTGAGTAATAGTGGTCACACCCTTTGTAACCGACACATCCGCAAGTGCAAGTTCCCAAATATCTGCAGATCTTGTCAGTTCTGGCGCAGTTGGATACTTTGATACTGCACCTCGCAAAGTCTCAATTGACATCATGCGCTTAATCAGGTCCCACCTGAGTACAATGCGATCAATCCTGGACAATACTCCGTCAGCATTTTCAATCGTCACTTCAAAATTAGATTGATTGCGGAAGGCATAGCCGTTGATAAAACCGAAGCCAGGCAGGACCTGTACCGTCATCGCCTTGTTTGCGACGACCTGCAGACCGTCCGACGGCGACGGGAAAATACCATTCGTGATGAACGTGGAAAAGTACCAGGCCCAGTCTTCTGCCTTATACACCCGGTCATGATCTACACTGTTAAATGGCATATAGTTCATGTCGTATTTACCTCGTTTTCTTCCTAATCATTTGCAAAAGGGTTGGTGATGACTCTCCAAAAGTTGCTTCGATACTATTTTTTCCTGCCTCGAACGTCTGAGTGATCTGCGTAATCCTGGAATCAATTGTTATGCCCCAGCTCCGGTCCATACAGGTAACGCGATCTCCCAAATCGAAATCTTTCTTGTATTTAAGGTTAGATCGCATATTGATCGAGCTGTTGAAGGTATATGTCTCAATCCAGCCCTTTAATTCTTCCCTTCCGCGGTCCGCTAACATCTTCTTATAGACTGTCTCTGGAATTTCAGAGGATTTTCCAGAAGAGTCTTCTGCAGATCTTGAGATATCAGACGCATCAAGAAGAAATTCTATAAGGCCAAGCCCAGTCTGACCGCCTCCGTCTACTTCCTGTATCGACTGCACGTTATTACCGTCCGATGCTCCTCGAACATAAGCATAGTTCTTCAAATTCTCGATGGATTGCTCATACTCCTGTTCACTCACGTTTTCAAAGTCGCGGGAAAAAATGCACGGCGCATTTCCCTCCTCGTTCCCGCTGGTCAGATCCCTACCCTTGTATAAATAGAAGCCGTACAGCCTATTGCGTTCATCGACCAGCAGATCATAGCCGAGCTTTCCCTGCTGGCACTGGTCTCGGACCTCATCACCGAGAGCTTTAAAGGCCTCATTTGAATAGTTCACACTATCTCCGATGATTATCTCCTGAGCAAGAACTGTAAACTGTGGAAATCTCCGCTTGCTGGAAGCGCTACTTCCGATATTTCGACGGATCAGCGCATTGACGATCTGCTGTTGTGTACCGAGCATCTGTATCTGTGGAGTGATGATTCTCTGATTAAGCCACCGCGTAATCATGTATCCGCGAGTTTCAATTTGCTCCTGCCCATTTTCATCCTTCTGATAATGAACGTATGTAATTTCAACAGCCCGTCGCCAAATCGTACCAGAGTCATCCACATAGTCGTTGTATTCATCGTGCTTGACCATGATATTTCCGGTCTTCAGGAGTGCTTTATTGTTTGATGTAATTGGCGCAAGGATCTTAAACTCTCCAACAGCGAAGTATCTGATTGTCCAAATCATCGAGGTACTCTCGTCTATCACGCCCAGAGCGCTAAGTGTCTTGTCATATACCCGGATCTCCATGATCACACCCCCAGATACTTCTGTGAAAAGTAAATTGTACATTCCAGGTTGTCGAATCCACTGGCCGCGTCATATCGAAAGAGATTATCACCGACCTCAAGCTGTATGAACGTACTATCAACATCGATATATCTATAGGCATTTGTCTCCACGCCATTATGTGTGAGCGTGATCGTCTTTCTGCCATAGTTGGTATCAATCGACAGGACATCGCCAGCCGATAAGTCGATATTGACTTGGATAAACTCTCGCGTATTAACATTAAAAAGCAGTGGATTTGACAGCGCACCAATTGCCCTAAAGATGATCCTCATTCCTGTTGTGATGTCTCCGCCGTTAAAAATATCAACAATGACAGATTCTTCATGATGACCAAAGCTCATACTCTGTTCATCATCTTTGATGATTTCTGTCGGGAACTCCCAGTCACCAAGCCAGGTTGCGATATCTTCTTTTTTATCTCTTTCCTCTTCCCAAAATGGGGAAAGGCACTTGAAATCCACCTCGAATTCCTGTGACAAATTTGCATGTGTGAATTTTGGTGAACCGTCCACGATTGCTCCGATCTTACGTCGGTAACTACCTACGGAGTAATAAAGTATTCCCATCTTTTTTGGATTAAGGATTTTTAACGCATTTCGTCTATATGTAAGCTGATTAGCCTTTGTACTATCACGAATTTTACCTTTAATTACAATATCACGTGGCTCAATACGAACGCCGATGTAAGTATCACCATCCTGTCCACTTGACCTTGTCGAGAAGATCGTATCCTCCAAATCAGACAGCCCTGTTACATCTTTTGCCACATTGACATGATAAACGGAGCCAACACCGAATACGATGCTATCTCCATTTGCATTTTTATATGTCAACATTTCCTGCGGTTTCATTCGAGCGCCTCCATAACTTCCCGAATGCGCTTGGCAGCCTGTCTCTGTTGTCCAACATAGCTTGTCTGCTCCGCTTTAATCGTCTGATTGATCGTCACCGGGCGCACCGCTGCCATCTTCCGCATAAGTCCCAACATTTCACGCATGATTTCCATATTTCCTCCGCCAGCTTCTTCACGAACAATTTTTCGCAAATCATCCAGCGCACCGACGAACTCGGGCCGGCGCTCACCAACACCAATAACCGTTGGATTCGTGAAAATACCGCCCTTGTCATACCAGCTAACGCCAAAGTGCGGGATGGACGGCGGATTGATCGAAAAATTACCGCTTATAGAAAAGTGTGGAAGCTTAATATGTGGAAGGCTCCAGTTGATTCCATGAAAGAAGCCCGCAATCCTGTCGAGACCACTCTTAATAAAGTTTCCCGCCTGTCCGATCTTGTCCCTTGATGCATTTGCAAAACCTGTAAGGTGGCTTCCGGCCGTGCTCGCCGCACTGCCAATATAATTCGAGAAATAGCCCTTGATCGTGTTTAACTTGCCTGACGCTGTGCTGGCTGCGTTGCCCAGTTTACTAGAGAAAAAGTTCTTCACACTCTCCAACTTTGAGCTTACGGTGCTGGATGAATCTGCCATTTTTGATTTGAAAAAGCCCGACACCTTCGATAAGTTGGCCTGCGCCATATTTGCAGCCGTGCCCAGTTTGTTCGAGAAAAAGTTCCTCACCTCTTCCAGCTTTGAAGACACAGTTGCCGACGTTTCTCCCATCTTTGACTTAAAAGCTGCTCCGATCTCTCCCAGCTTCCCACCAGTCAGATTATTGATAAAACTAAAGCCGGCGGAGAAGTAACCTTTAATTGCCTCTCCGGTCGCCGCTACCGCCCCTGACATACCTCCGCCGTGCGCGTCATATGCTGCTTTAATCGCCGCAAGCTTTTCGCTTGTCGTTACTTTCGCCGCCTCCCACACTGTACCAACCGCCTGCCCAACAGAGCTGTTAGCAATCGCTCTTTTCAAGGCGTTCCACTTCTCGGAAACCGCTGTCTTGATTCCTTCCCACGCTTCCGCAGTCTCCACCTTCAGTGCGTTCCACTTGTCCTTTACTGACTGCCCCAGCGCCGCCGCGCCTGCCTTGATCTTGTCCCAGTTCTTATACAGCGCCACGCCGATCGCAATAGCTCCTGCAATCGCGACAACCACCAGCCCTATCGGGCTTGTCAATGCTCCCATCGCACCACTCAGCACTGGTGCTAGTTGCATGATCTTTCCTACCATCGACACCACTTTACCAGCCCCTATAAGCAAAGGCCCGATAGCTGCAGCTACGCCAGCAATTTTTACAATCATCGCCTGCTGCGCAGGCGATAGGTTCGTAAACCACGTATTTAAATTCTTTAGTTTATCAGTCAGTTCTTTTAGTACCGGGGATGCCATTGTCTGCACTGTCGCAAAGAGTTCCCCGCCCGTTGCCTTGAGATTATTTAGGGCGACGGTCACCTGATCTGCCGGATCCAGCGTGCCAGCAAAAGCCTCCTCCGTACTACCGGAAAAGTCCTTCATACTTGTTCCGAGCGCCTCTAGATTAAGCTTCCCATCTATCATGTTTTTCCCAAGGATCGGGCCGGCTTTTGAACCAAAAAGCTCAGTAGCGGCCTGCATCTTCTCAGTATCAGATGCCCCGGAATTCATGACGCCGTTAAGTCCCTTCAAAGCTTCCTGCATCGTTGTCCCGTCCGCAGTCGCATTTTTGAAGGCAGCTTTCAGACCGGTCATCGCCGTTGAAGAATCCACACCATTTTTGTCCAGATTGGCTAGGAACATCGCGGCATCAGAAGCGCTCATTCCCATCTCCTGAAGTGCTGCGCCATTTTTCGTCATGCTGTCCGCAAGCTGCGTGACAGATACCCCGGTTGCCTGACCCGCGGCGTTAAGGGTATCAAGAAACGGCCCTGCCTGGCTTGCGTCAAGGTTAAAGGCTGCCATTGCTGCCTGTGTACTGTCAACTGCCTCCGAAACATCAGTTCCGTTAATCTCTGCAAACTTTACAAACTGCCCAGACAGTTGCTCCAGCGCGTCGCCTGTCACCCCAAATCGCGTGTTAACTTCCCCAACAGCATCACCAGCGGTCTGAAAGTCTGTTGGAATAGTGGTCGCAATATTTTTTGCGCTTTGCTGCATTTTTGCCAGTGCATCACCTGAAGCCCCAGTTTTGGTCACAATCGTATCCATCCCGGCATCAACTTCTTTGAAGGCAGCCGCCGACGCTGTTCCTACTGCGAGGATTGGCACAGTTACACCTTTCGTCAATCCTCCGCCGACCTTTGACATTTTGTCTCCGACCTTTTCGACCGTCTGCCCCGCCGCCGCGATTTTCTGGGCACCGACAGATCCGAACTTATCCATTTCTGACTGAAAACCGTTTAATTTGGATTTTGTGACGTCGATCTCGGTCTGAAGTTCCTTGTATTCCTCGCTGTTCCGGTCTACGCCCTGCGCGTCTAATGCGTCCTGTGCCGCCTGCAATGCTGCAAGCCTGTCTTTAGTCGCATTGATCTTGTCAGCCAGAAGGGCCTGCTTGTCGCGTAAGAGATCCGTATTGCCCGGATCAAACTTAAGAGACTTATTCACGGCCGAAAGGGACTTTTGTGTATTTCTGATGGATTTATCTGCAGATGCCAATGCACTGGACAGCTTTGTTGTGTCCGCACCGATCTGGATTGTAATTCCCTTTATACTTCCTGCCATATCTTAGAACCTGTCAAAGTCTATCTGTGTAGCCTCCCGGCTGTCGTCCGCTTCTTCATCTGCCATGTTGTTGCACTCGATGATATAGTCGATCCACATGCCTAACGTGATATCATAGGCATCCTGCATACGGAGCCCTCGTGAGAGCCCCGCCGCAAGGATCAGCTCTGTATTCACTGCCCCGGGTTCGTCACTTCCGGGGCTTTTGATTTTTTTGTTGTGAAGCAACTCGCGATTGCTTCCGGTATCAGGTCGCTCACGATATCCAGAAACGGAAAGTCATCCCCGAAAGATGTAACCCACCGTTCGGGATCTGGAATTGAGCTGTCAAGAAGGCTTGCCATCGCCCACGCGATAGAAGCAATCCCAGTGAAGCCCAGTTCTTCAAATAAGATATAGGCCTGATCCTCCGCTGCCGTGGTCTCCGATGCCTTCTTGATAATCGGTACAAGACTCTGTGCAGCATCCACACCAAACTGCGATTTATAACGAAACATCCACGCAAAAGACGTGGAAAAGCTCACGCTCTTATCCCCAAATTCCAGCGTTTTAACCACCGATCTCGCCCTCCTTTGCTACAAACTCGTAAGGTGCTTCTCCATACCAATTCGCATAGGCCGCATCCCCCTCTTCTGCGCGTGCCTTGACGTAGCCGTTATCAATCCGTGGGGATGCCGTGAAGCTAAGCTCCTGCGTATTCGGCTCGATCTTGTCCTCTTTCGTGGAAGATCCAACAGATGGACGTGTCGCTTTGCACCTGTAAAATAGATGCCGTCTACGGGCTGCGTCTCCCTTAAACTCAAAAGCGGTTGCGAATTCTTTCGGCTGTGTGTCAGCGTTTTCAAACTTCGCGCCGTTCTTGTCCACAATCTCTCCCATTACCTCCGTCAAAAACTCATCCGGCAGGTCTGCAAAGGTGATCGATCCGGAGTAGCCATTATTAGCTACACCCTGATAGTAGACCCCATCATCGGCATAGAAGGGATCCGATGACCCCTCTGCATCAAGGGACATCTCTGTCGCTCCCGGCATGACGATTACCGGCCCATAGGTCGGCGTTCCCTCTTCCGACGTCTCAAGGATAGGCCACACATGCACGTTGGACAGTCCAAAGGTAATTTTGTTCTTTTTCATTCCGTTCTCCTTTAGCAATAAAAAATTGTTACAAACACTTTTTCCGTGTCGATCCTGGACGTTTCTCCGCCCGCCCACGGCACTTCGTACTTATCAAAAAGCTCTACAAGCTTTTCCTCCGTCTCGGGCTCCTTGTATTTTGTATAGAGCTCAATCGCAAAGTGTGGTTCCCACTTGTACACCCGGTCATCCGCAAGGAAAGTTTCCTTCGTGTCCTCGTAGTAGGCTATATACCGCTCCGCCTCGATCGGACCGTTAAACTCATAGTAGGCATACGGGAGCCCCATTTCTTCAAGGATTTTCTGAATTGTCTCATAGCTCACAGCTTCATCCCCTCGACTTCCTCTAAAAACTTCTGCGATGCGCTGTCGTTAACTTTTGCGATGTGCGGGGAGGCTTTTGCACGCTTTCCTGTCTCCGCGATGATGTGCCCGAACTCCAAAAGGTGCGTAAGCTGATAGTGCTTCGAGTTGTAAACTGTGTACGACACAACCCCCAGCGCGTTCCCTTCTTTCCGCTTTGTCCAGCTATTCGCATAGCTTCCCGGCGGGTATTTCCGGTTAAATCCGTCCGACCGTATCGGGGAGCTGGCCTTCAGTTCGCGCACAGCTTCCGTTGCCGCATTTTCCGCCGCCTCGTTGCACTTCTCGATTACTTCGTCGTTCATCGCGTCAAGTTCTTCCTTGATTGCTTCAGACAGTTCATCCACCCGCACAATCTTCATGATCCAGCATCCTCCCTGATGTATAGCTCAATTCCGCCATCGTCTGTCAGATATGTACGATACACAGAGTAACGCCCCGGCTTTACACCGGGGCAGTTCTCAACCTTGATCGTGGTTTCCCCGCTATAATCGTCAGAATCGGGCAGGCGGAGCATACATGCAGGCTTTAACCCCTGCTGTCCCGCCGCCGTCCACTCCTGTCGGCTGATACTGTTAACCGCCACGCAAAATGGGCCTTTCCCGACTTCAACCTCGCGCTCCTGCCCGATCGCGTCTCTGACATATTCGGTTGTGATAAAGGTTATGTCACCCAGACGTTCCATTGTATTCTCCCGACAAGGCCAGCGAACCTTTCAAAAACTCATAGGATTCCGCGAACCTCTCCGCCTCCGCGTCATACCCAAACTGTGCTTTCAGATATAGCTTTATAGCCTGCTGAATAACAGGATCGTCCTCAGGTGCCCGGGCAACGCCGCCGTTATGGAGGTCAATCAGGCAGGCCTGTATGGTCTGCCTGATTTCGTCGTCCCGGGATCGCGTCCCAATTCTAAGCCACCCGCGGGCGGCTTCTACAAGATCCGTCATCCAATCGTGATCTCGGAGAAGGACTTGTCATCAACCAGCGCACCCTCGCCGCGGGCATAGCCGGAGTAAATATACTTGTGCGTTTTGATGTCCTTGTCGGTCTCGATCAGCACGTCCTGGATCATGTTATACACAACCCGCTTTCCGTCGCCGATCAGAAGTTTTCCGTCCGCGACGGCGTCTTCGATCTTGACCTCTGCGCCCATGAGCGTGCCCGGCACGCCTACAGTTGCGGACGGCTGGTAGATGAGCTGACCCGCGGTATTCTCCAGCGTGGCAAGGGCGGTATACAGGGTTGCCCTAGTGCAGTACACGACAGGATCCGCAACCCTCTTCAGGGCTCCAAAAGCCTTCGCCACGTCCGCAAATTTCAGGTTGCCCGTGACTGCGATCTTGTTCGCCACGTTGATGTTCGCCTCGATCGCGTTCGCCACGACGTCTTCCGCCAGAGCCTCGCCGATGGAGTTGGAAATTTCCGTTACAAGGTACTTCTCCAGCGCGTCAAGGGACATCGCCGCTTCTGCATAGCTGATTTCCACGGACTTACTAAAATCGTTGCCGGACAGCGTAACCTTGACAAAGTCATTCTGCTCATCGTCGTTTGCCGTTCCCTCTGCTACCTTCTTTGCCTTGCCCTGCACAATCTCGGTATGCTTCGCAACCTCGAGAATCGTTCCGGTTCTGTAGATCGTCACGTCGTCCATGATCACGTGGTTCTTGGAGACAAGATCCCAGATTTCATCCGCCATGGTGACGGGCAGGACGTTCGGCGTGTTCTGCGTCGTATGTACAAAGGCCTCGTTCTCGAGCTTCGTCATCTGGTCGTCGCGCCCGCTGATGTGCTTCAGGAAAGCATTGCGGTATTCAGTGCTTGTTGCGTCAAGATTTCCCATGTTGATTTCCTCTCCCATTTTGTGGTCTCCCCAGAGCATTTCTGGGACTGTGTGATTGTCCTTCAGCGCCGCCTCTTCTGCTTTTCGACTTTCAATTTCTGCCTTGATCTCTTCAGCCTTCTCAAACTTTCCTGCTTTCGCGTAGGCTTTTCCCTGCTTCATCAGTTCCGGGATGCTGTATGTGTGGTTTCCTACTTTCAATTTTCTTCTCCTTCTGTAAAGTAGTTGATAAGTTCTCTCCGTTTCTTCTGCATTTTGTCAACCAGTGCCGCGGGCAACAAGTCGATAACCGCCGCCACGAGGTGCCCGGTGTTGCTGTTCTCCGCGATCCTGTCGATCAGCCCGTAGTCGACAGCGTCCTGCGCCGTCAGCCATGTCTCCGCCTCCATCAAGTCGAGTGCATCCTGCTCACTCATGCCGGTTTTCTCGACATATGCCGCCGCGATGGCCCGGTCGGCCTGTTTCAGTCGCTCGCTTGTCTTTTCCATGTCGCTATGATTCCCCGCGGCATAGGTCATCACGTTATGCACCATCACCTGGGCCGTGGGAGCGATGTCTGAATCGCCAGCGCACGCGATCACGCTTGCCGCCGATGCCGCAAGTCCCGTTACATGGATATTCACCGTACCCGTGTAATCCCTAAGCGCCGCATAGATCTCCGATCCTGCAAAGACGTCTCCACCACCAGAGTTGATGTAGACGTCAAGGTCTTCACCGTTCGCCGCCTCGATTTCCTCGTGTACAGCTTTCGGGCAGATGCTATCCACCTCAAAAAGTTCATAGATCCATTCCTCATCATTCGGCACAATCGCACCTTTTACGTCAATTCTCATTTATTCACCTCCTTCCACTGTTGCCGTGTCCAATCTTCGAATAGGTTCGTCTCCACCCGGTACTGGAGCCATGTTAAAGGTCGCCCTCCACTCATTGGGTGTCATAGCCCCTCTATCCACCATTGCCTGTAAGGCCAGCTTCGTCGAGATAGATGCCGAATCCCACGCGCCAGCCTCAAACACGATCTTGTTCCCGAAAGTCCTCTCTCGTCTGGAGAAAAGCTTACGCGTGTACTCTCCGCTAAGCTGTACCTCTATGGGCTCCACCTCCGCATCAAAAAAGCTGTTATACTCGACTTCCGTATAGCTGGAAGAAACGATCTTCTCGTTAGTATTGAAAAGTTCAAAGATTCGTCGTGTCGTCCGATCCATCTGCGATGCATTCGGGACATAATCTGTTGGTTTGATCTGTTCGGCCTTCGCCTTTGCATCAACCGCTGCCACTCCTGTTCCGCTGGATGTCTCAAGAAAGTTCGCTGCAAAATCTTTTGCCTGCTGTGTCAAGTCTTCCGGCCTCATGCTGTTGGTAAAGGTCAGAAGCCACCGTATCAGAGAACCATTTCTAATCGCGTTTATCACGCCCTGATCCGTCGTGGTCACCACATTCAAAAGTGGTGTAAGTGCCTGCGTGATAGGGGTCCCAAAAACATCATTCTCGTTGAAATCCTGCCTCAGGTGGATGACGTCGCTATAAGCAAAGGTATAAGTCCTGTTGTTTGGCAATCGAAAACGCAAGCTCAGCTCCCCGTCCTGTCCGTATATCGCCTCCGCCGTCGATGGGGCAATCGGGTAAATCCCGACTGGAAAGCCCGCATCATCCCGAAGGATCAGGGCAAAGGCGTTAGAGTTAAGGCACAACTGCGCCGCCATTTTTTCTTGGAGTTCCTGCCCTGTCATAAGCGGGTTCGGCTCTTCCAGCAAAAACCGTATGGCCGCCGACGGGTTCACCTGTAAATCCCGTGTCCCGTCTTCCTTTAGCGTATTTCTAATATGCTTCCCCACAAGCTTGCCAACCGCTTTGACCTTCGGGCGCATGCAGCTCCGTACGATGTCTGAATCGTAGACCTTGCCCCTCCACGACAAGTAGTTATTTCCGGTTTGTGTCATAAGCTCAACCCCGGCAACCTTCCTTTTTCGGAATCTGTCAAAAAATCTCATATCTTTTCCTCACACTATAGACAGGTATTCGTCCCGTTCATCCCTCAGCACCACATAGGCATCCAAAAGAGAGGCCAGCCCGTCAATTCTTTTATTTGAGTTCTGCCCTTTACTCGGCTGGATATTTCCGTTGATATCCGTCTTTACATACGTATTTGCAAAGCACCATTTATCAATCGGGTTGCTGCCATAGACGATGTTCTTTGCCTGAAAGTCAGCCTTCAAGTCTTTCATCGGTTGCGAGAGCGTGGCAACCCCTTGCCGGATCGGCACCATTGTAGACGCTCCAAATTCCTGGCGAAATCTCAGGAGCAAACTGTCGTCTATATGCCATGGATCATAAGCTATCCGATATGGCCAGATATCCTCCTTGTCCCGCATCTCAACAAACCAGTCAAAAAACACCTGCTTCGGCACCTTGTTTCCAGGGACTACCTGCATAAGCCCCCGTGCGATCCATATCTCATAAGGCACATCGTCCGGATGATGCCGGTCTTTCGTCCGATCGAGCTTCGACTGTGGAATCCAGTACATAGACTGCACATAGATCCGCTGGTCTCCTGGCCTCATACAGATAAGTTTCGCGGAGTTAAGGTCGACCGAATCCGCCGCGTCCATGCCTCCAATTCCGTATCGGAAGACTGCGTCCTCCGGAATCGCTTCGTCGTTTGTCAAGTCTTCCCACGACAACCATGCGGCATCGCTGTTCTCCGTAACGTTGAAATCCTTCACCATAACTGTGGGCCGAAAAGTGTCATCGCTCTTTGCTTTCTCGACGCACCCGGCAAGGAAGTCTTCATCTTTGATCGTCCCCAGGCCTGGGTTAGCCTTAATCCACTTGCCCGGGTCAGCCCACTCTTCCCGGTTGTCCAGTTCGTAGATGATCGGCAAGAACCGCTCATCCTTAATTGTCCCCTCCAGCACATGCGCCGCATACTCGTACTGGCTATCATAGATTGAGTTTCGCACAAATCCATTTGTCGTGATACACCACAGCATAGGTTGTGACCTCGCGGACATTGATTGCTTCATAAGGTCGTATATATCCCGATTCTTGATAGCTGCCAGTTCGTCGATGACGATACAGTGCCCATTCAGTCCGTCAAGACTATTGGTATTTGATGCGAGTGCCTTAATGAATCCCATGTTCACGTCACAATACAGATCGGATTGTCTCTTCCGAACGTGTCGAGCAATCGTCTTGGACTGCCGGACCATGTTGCAGCACTCGGTAAACCCCTTTAGTGCCTGATCACGCGCAGTCGCAATTTGATAGCATTCAGGGGCACCCTCGCCATCCGCAATTAACATATAAAGCTGTAAGCACGACAGGAGTGTTGTTTTCCCATTCTTTCGTCCGATGATATTAAGCACTTCCTGGTACCGCCTGATATTTTCATCATCGATAAAACCATAGGCGGCCTCGATCATAGCTTTTTGATAGAGTTGAAGTTTGATTGGCTTTCCAATTTTTCCTTGGCTTTGCTTACAGAAGGCCTCAATAAATTTAATCGGTCTTAATGCTCTGTCTTCATCAAAATGCCATCTGGATGGATGGTACAATTCGTAAAGTAATTTTTCATATTCTCTTTTGATCTTTTCGCCTGCAGCAATCTTTCCGTCCAATACCTCCACACCATACCGCTCCAGGTCTGTCATTTCCCTAAAAATTCCATCAATTCATCGGTGTCTGCACCGGCACCCTGTGCAAGCGTTTCAAGATGTCGTACTGTTTGATTGTAAAGTTTCTGGACATCGATATAGGTCTTTGCCGCCGGATTTTGCTTTGTACCACCTTGATTTGCACCATTTTGGTAATCGTCTTGCCAACCTTCCAAAGCCAACTTTTCCTTCAATCCATCTAACTCAATACGCATAAAGGCGATATCACTGACTGTTCGTCGAATCAGTGCCTCTCCTAGATCAGTATCCCGTTTCTTGATAGGATTGATATCCAGAAGTTTCAACATAAGATTTCTTTCTTCCCGTATTGCCTTTTCTTTTTCCTCCATATCTTCTGAACACCCCCATAAAAAACGCTACTCAGTTAAAAAAATCTTCGGCACCGGTGCAGAAAAATTAAAAATCATTTTGAAATTCAGGGGGGGCTATCGGATTCCCCCGCGTATCAAAAATAACTTTTCTTTGCGGTTGATATCTTCCACCATATTCATGTAGCTTATCGTGACATGATTTGCAAACATACTGCAGGTTAGCCCAAGACAACGTAACCGCCGTGTCATTGATATTGCTCGGTCTTATAGCCTGCTTGTGATGCACAATATATCCAGGCTGATCCTGACAAACCTCACACATCCCACCATCGACTGACTGTCTGTACCTGATGTACCCATCTCTGCACTTATGCCATACACCCGATGCATAGAACTTTTTTGCGTACTCTTTAGCCATACTTAATTCCTTACATACAAAAGGGACACCCTTCCGGATGTCCCTTCATAGATCAATGCATCAGCTAAGCAAAAATGTTTTGCTTAATCAGCTGCTTACCGAATCGCCAATTTTTCCTCTAGTGCTTCTTGTAATACTCTTGAAAAATTAATCCCCTTATCTTCTGCTTCTTCACACAACCATTGCGGAAGAGTGCAGTTTTTCTTTACCGACTGATTCCTGACCTTTGCCTTGTACCTGGCATAGTCCAAATCTATATACGTCAGTGTCCCAGTTGAATATTTGAAATCCTCTTCATCCGCCTTGCTCCTGGCAATGCTTCGCGCCTGATCCTCAGTGGAAACAGGCGGAAGATTCCGGTTTGCATCTTCATAGTCCAGGCACATCAATCCGATATAGTCCCTTGCCATTTCAATCGCATTAACAAACGAATTGCCTTCTGTCATGCCGTCAAAATCAGGAATATACGCCAAGTACTGATTTCCATCCTGTTTAATAAACGCCGGATATACTAATTTCATGTTCTCTACTCCTTTCTATATATCAAAGAGAAATCAAGGCACGGGGACTTTACAGCCCCCATTTTTTTATTATGTGCCTTGCAAGTCGTTCATTCACCTCTCTGTGTCTTGGAACCTCTTCCGTGTCAGACCCTCTGACATACTTATCATGATCATGCCCGTGTTCCTTGAAGATGAATCCGGCTTTTTCCAGCCGTTTAATCAACTCTCTTCTCTTCATCTGTGCCCTCCTATACTGATATAATACGCCTTTAATGCGTATATGTCAACATATTTTAAGTTGAGGCTTGAGAACATGAAGATCCGTTAAACGTCATCTTTATTCATTTACTTTTTGCACAATACCATAATAGCACTCTCTAGAGTGCCAAGTGTGCCAACTTTTCTTCAAGATCATTTATCCCGCGCTGATAAATCCTAAATACAGTCCTACGCGAGCAGTAAAGTTTTTCAGCAACATCCTGCATCTTTTCTCTGTGCACCCAGTGCAGCATCAACACAGTCTTCTCATCCTCGTCCGGAAGCGTCTCGATCGTATCGCTGATCTGCCGGGTTGCCTTTATCTTCTCCTGCTTCAGCTGCGCGATCTCCCGATCGATTTCGTCAATCTCCCCGGCCAGTCTGATCATGGGATCATCCGGGGAAGTCTGCACCTTCTCCAGATCATACCGAATCCCGGATGGCAGCATACAGGTTATCAGCTCGTTCCGGCGTGCTTCCAGCCTCATGATTTTCTTTCCGATCCTCCGCGGTCGTGTTAAGAACTCATATACTTCCTGGTTCAATGTTACACATCACTCCCCTCATATGGTTCTAAATCAGCCCATGCATGGACCTTCATCTTTTCGCTTTCTTCAAGTGTAACTCCTTCGATCGCCCAAATCCCCGCCGTTTCCCACCATTGTGCAATTCCAAGAGCATGATCAAATATCACTCTCCGCGTAGTCCCGGAAAATGTAATAATTACGTCCTTCTCACGTGGCGGTCGCTTCTCATCCGGTGCATACCACGTCACAATCTGCTTTCTCTTTCTTATTGCCCCCATTTATGTCCTCCCTAGCGCTTTCCCACTTAGGTATCCTGCATACCCTTCAGGCCATATGCCGCTGCCGCGGATGCAGATAATTTAGACCGTGTACCGCTGCCACAAATCATTCAAACAGTGTACCGCTGCCGCAGATGTAGCCATATCCGCTCTCACTGGAGATATTCCCTGAGTTCTTTCACTAAATTGCTGGCATGTAGCAACGCACTCTGGTAGCGTTCTTGTTTCATAGATTCTTTCAGTTGCCTGTAATGACCGAGTACGCGCTGCAATACGATCTTCTTTTTCTCTTCTCCCTGATCATCTGCGGTATCCCTTAATCTCTGTTTTTCCGGGGACTTCCTGGGAATTTGCGCCGGCGCAATTTCTTCTTCCTCCGTCTTGTCCCTTTCTGCTGCCGGTTCTGCCCGCTTAGTCGGTTTCTCATGCACTCCCTTCCCTTCTTCTGCTCCCCGATCTAAGACTTCAGCTGCAGGTTTATCTTGTTCAGCTGCTTCCAGGGTTCCTTTTTCACTGGATTCAGCCTTACGTTCTTCCTTCTTCACCTCTGAAACCGCTGCCTTTTCCGGGACAGTCCCGGAAATTTGCGCCGGCGCAATTTCTACTGGGTCCAATTCTTTTGGCTCTTCTTTCAGAATCTCCGGTTCTTCCCCAAAAACCTCCTTCATCAGTTCAAAGAATTCTTCCCAGGAATGCGTTTCCGGAGCCTGACCAAACTTCTTTAACCGGAGCTCCCGCTCATACATCATCAAAAAGTACATTCCCTTCCGATAAGAGCGACTTCCGGAAGGATTGACCGCTTCTTTCATTGCTTCTGTATTTCCGATTGATTCATAGACAGCCTCCAGGATTTCCGGATTTTCCTTGAAGAATCTTTCTACCAGTTTCCTGAAATCATCCACGTCTCCGTTCTCCGGCGTCGTTTTATTAAAGGTCTTAAGTTCCCGGATATCCGTCCTCTGTGTCTCCGGTCGGATCATACTTCGGTCTTCTACGGTCAGCTGGAGCATTTCTTCCAGTTGGCTTCGCTTGAAATTCTCATATTCCGGCATCAAATTCTCCGAGTAGCCCCCAATGGAATACTCCCGGTTCACGGCCATCATCCGAGATACCGTGTAGCTTTCCAGTCCGTACTCGCCTTTTGCAAAATCCGCAATACTTTTGTATCCATCGTTCTCATATCCCTTTGAATCATCGATCTTCCTGAGATAATATCCAATCTTTACAAAGCTCTTTCGGATTCCCAGCAATTCCGCCTGAAGTTTTGCCTTCGTCGAAACCCATTCATCAATGGTCATCTGCAGATATTCCATCGTTTTCTCCTTTACGCGGTCGTCCTTACACGTTCCCTTTTCAGATTCTGCTTAAACTCACTCAGTACTTTCCTGATTTTCTCTTTGTCCGGTTTCCTGTCATACTCGGAATACCATTGAAGAAGTTCATCCGTATTCATGTCGATCTCGATTGTATAGTACGGCTTTTCCGGCTCTGCTTTCCTGCGTAAAAACAAAATCCAGGATTTGCCCTCAGCCATCTTGTTCATATACAGATCTGATGCCCCCACGCAGTGGTGAAGTCTTCTCCCCTCTGCCACAAGTTCCTCACATTTCGCCGCGGGGACGATGATATACTGCGCATTCTGCCAATAATATCTTTCTGCTTTTTCGATATGCCGACGGATATTGGCATCTATCATCCTGTATTTTTCTGCATCGCGTTTCAGCCTTTCCCGGTCCCTTCTCTTATTGATCACTTCTACCAGATCATCATGGCGGGCCTTCAGGTCTTTCGGCAGTCTTACGATGTCATCCTGCAGATTCAAGCCTTCCCTTTTCGACATCCTAAGATAATCTTTCCAAATCTCGATGGTTCTCTTCGGACTGCAGGACTGCTTTTTCATATAATTGACCATCCGCGTCACACTTCCCAGTTCCTTTAGTATCACTCCTGTATCACTCGGACCAACCCTGTGTTTTTCAAGATATTCCAGAGCCTCCTGTGTAACCTTCTCCCCTGTCTGCTGCTCTCTTTGAAGCCACTTAAGCGCCGGAAAAGACCCATTTATCTCCCGCATCCTTGCGGCCCGGTTTCCATCAAGTTTCAAAACTTCTTTCAGGTTCTTTCCTTTTGGATTCATATCGGTCGGATCATGCCATCTGCTGTCATTAATAATGTCCGTTGCCATCTTCGTCATTCCCGCTTTAATCAGATACTCCAGATAGGGCTTGCTGCCTCCAATCAGAATATAGTTGTTGACATTAAATCTGATTCCTTTTTCTGCAAGAATTTCCATACCTGAATGGTCCATCTTCGCCCAGGGAAGAACCTCGTGCAGGCTATACGGATACAGCCGCGAAATTCGGAATACCTGACCGAAGCGCTTCTTATCCCACCATATCTGCGAATCTTCTTCTGCCTCCCGTCTGGTACCGTAATACACGTTTCCATATTGATGTCCCTTTGGAATCAGGCAGCGGATGTTCTCGAACAGCTTTATTCTTTTCCCTCTCCGATCCCACTCGCATTCCGCCTCAAACTGCCTCTCCACATACTTCGGGTCTTCCGGAGAGTTAATTGGTTGAAGGGTGACAACCGGCTGTTCCCTGCATTTGACACTTGCGCTTTTCTCAACCTTTACCGGTTCCCCGCACTTCGGACAAGCAACAATCCCATACTGCTTGAATTTCCTTGCTGTCCAGGAAGTCTTTCCGCACTTTGTACAGGTATAGGTACTCCTGTCACCTTTTTCCTGTACAAACAGATAATTTTCCGGAAAAACCTCCTCATCCAACCACTGCTTTGCCCTTTCCGGAACCGGATCCATCCCACGGAACAGATCAGCAATTCTTTTCATCTTTCTTCGGGCTGCCATCTCCTTCCGTGCGGAAGCTATGGAATCTTCAAAAAAGTCAACACTGTATGTTTCCACATACCGATTCACAAGGTCTCTTTCCCTTTCTGAGGACCATTCGTACCTTCCATCCTCCCAATAGGCCAATCTCATAATTTCCCTGCATACGGTTCTCAGTCTCTTTTTCTTCCATTTGGGCTCATTCGTCTCATCGTATACCGCCCAGTCCGGTACTTCCTTGTCGGCAAAATACCTGGCTTTCCTCGTTCCTTCCCAGAAAAGATCAATATTGAGGATCTCTTTCCCCTGCGCCTGAATCAGCTGTGCAGATGCGATTACATATTCATGGTTTGAATCCATCTCCGGAACCCTGCACGGAACAGAGTCCAGCAATCCCTTCTTTCTCATTTCTGTTCTCCCATGTAGTACTCTTTGATAATCTTCTTAGCTTCTCCCATTCCGGGGATTCCCAGCGTGACCTTCCCTGCCTTCACTCCCGCTGCCTTCAGAATATTCTTATCCACTTCTTTTTGATGCCGGAATGACCATACCAGGAGATTTCCAATCATGCCTTTCAGACTTTTCCCTTTGCTCCGGACCTTTTTTGCCATATCATCACTGTTCAGGATCTGCCCCTTTACATATTCCACCCAATCTTCCATAATCCCTTCCAGCTTCAGCTCGGCTGCTTCCACATCGATCTTTCCAATGGCTGCCGTCTGGGCATCGCAGAGTACAGGGAGATCTCCCTTTTCATACATTGATGCAAAATCGGCCGGGATCCCATTTTCTTTTGCCAGTGCCTTCAGGGACTGAAAGTCCTGCTCATTAAAAAGACGCTCTGCCAGTTCATTGATCTCTTCAAACGAGTTCAGCTCTCCGAATTTCTCAAACATGTCCTGTCCGCCCTTTCTTTACGAGATCACGGTCACGCCTGTTTCCTGCAGACACATTTCAAGATATGCCCGGATATTCTCTCTTGCTGCGTTTCTCCACGCCCCGCCGTCTGCCTCATAAATTGCAGATAAAACCTCCTTGTCCCTTCCTTCTTTCATTCGGAAAATAAACTGCGATTCCGGCTGCTCGACTTCTGGAAATGTTCTGAACGGTCGAAGTACGCATGGAGAAGGGACAATTGCCTCCGCTTTTGAAGCCAGCCCCTGCCTGATTGTGGCTTTTTGTGTAACTCCATCGTCTCCGTATTCCTTTACGCTACCTGCTGTAACGGTCCCAGCGAATTTAAGAACCGCCGCCCGGTCAGTATCAGGATCTTCTATGAACATAGACTGAACAGCGATAAGCATCGTCTCGTTGTCAATGAACGAACCAAACGGAATCCTCGGTGTTTCGGCATTAGCGACGATCAGAGTCTCTCTCTCCCTGTCGCCATCCAGCCCTGAAAGAAATCTGACTTTTGTCGGGTCCACCACATGAACGAGGTATGGTACATCTTTTCTAGCTTCGCTGAACTTTGTAATATACTGCACAAGGCTGGAAAGTGTAGAAACTTGTAAGGGTTCCGCAATCCTCTCCTTCGGAACCCGGTTTAACCTTACCGTACTATAGTCTTCCCCATTCACATTTACGGTTATCGGCTGCTGCAGTTCCAGAATCCTGTCAATAGCTTCTTTAACCTGAATTATTCACGAAGCATGGATTTCTCCATTCCCATGAAAGATTTCTTTGAAATTCTACATTGGCGCTATGCTTTCTCCTGAGCCACTGCAAAAATGGG